GTGCTGTCTGGTTACCTGCCAGCGCCGCCGCCAACTCCTGCTGTGATACCTTTGGGGCGCCCGTGAGACGGTCTAGGACGCCGCCACCGGGCGGGGTTAGGTTCCGTGCGCCGGCCATGGCATCCGTCGTGAACGCAATCCCCGGATCGGTCTTCTGATCCTTTAGGAACCCCGTAGCCTCGGAACGTGCCTGCGCCTTGGCCTTGGCTTCGTTCTTCTGAGCCTTTTTAGACGCATACGCACCGGCCCCGGCTTGAAGCACCTTAGCCAGCACAGCCGTCCACGGGATAGGAGCCTGAACGCCATTGGCGCTCATCACCTGAATAGGCTCCATAGACTGCTTTTGGAGCAGCTCAGCCATTCGCTGTTGCCGCGCATTGGCGGCAAGCTGGGAGCTATAATCTGTGAGGCTGATGTCAGGCATTATTTTGCTCCAAAGCTAAACATGCCCGCACCGGCACCCAAGACACCGCCAATAGCAGCCGTCCTAGCATTAGCCGCCGCAACCTGCTGGGCATAAGCTTGTTGAGCATCTTGGCCCGTCTGTTGCGCCGCTTGGAACACAGGAGCCGCGTTAACGTTAGAACCGCTATACGCTTGGAAGGTCGGGTTCTGGATCTGCGAGCCAGCCATCAGCGCGTTAACTTGGTTCAGGGGCTGGTTGTAGAGGCCAAGCTGCATTTGCAGATCGTTCTGACGCGCTGCATTCTGAAAATTGGCCGACGACATTTGCTGGTTAAAGATCTGGTTCTGGGCTTCTCGATTGGCAGATTCTTGCGCCATTTGTTGATTGGCCGCTTGCCCCTGTGCTTGATTGTACAAGCCCGTTGACGTGACGCCCTGACCAAAGTTTTGGGCGATGGCCTGGTTTTGCATCTCCCGGGCTGTAGCGCCTTGACCAAAGTTCTGGCCGATAGCTTGGTTGTAAAGCCCAGCAGATGATAGGGCTTGGCCGTAACCTTGTTGGTTTGCGCCCATATCTAGGTTGATGCCTTGCAGCGCGGCTTGGGTATAAAGATCGTTGGCTTGCTGGCCTTGATCGCGCATTGCATTGCGATAGGCTTCACTGCCTTGCGTAATGCCCTGATTGGCTAGGCGTTGCGCAGTGGCCGCTTCTGATTGCTGGATCTGCGGAGCAAGGCGCGACAGGATAGCGTTCTGCCCTGTCATGCCAGCATTTACAGGCATTCGGGCTACGTTGGACAAATCCAAGCCGCCCATAGCTTGACCGTAAGCGTTAGGGTCAACCCCAGCCGCAGTGCCATATTCGCCAGCTTTAGGACCGTAGTTCAACGCGCCAAGAGCAGCAGAAGGCGTGTATGCTTGGGCTTGAGGGCCAGTCGTGTTTAGAAACGACTTGGACGGATCGTAACTAAATGGCGTGGCAAGCTGTTTGGCCGCTACGCCTGTGCCTTGAAGGGCCAAGGCGGAAAGTTGCTTCTCGACCTCTTGTTGAGATGCCAACGCAGCAGCAGAGTTAGGGTTCAGTTCTTGCCTGACAGTGGCTTGCGTTTGACCTGGAATTACGTTGCCACTAGCGTCCCTAGCTTCTCCCCACGTCGTCGTGGAAGAACCATACGGATTGACAATGTTAGGGTTGCTTAAATATGAGCCTTGAAGGGCAGAAGCCAAATTGGCTTGCCCCTGCGCGGTAGCCGCAGCACCGTAGTCAATTGGCGCTGGAGGCTTCGGAGTTTTCTTGCCCATATCGTTTCCCTAGAAACCTGCAATCCGATTTCTGCATTGTGTAAAGGATTATATCTCCGTCTGGAGAGCAGTCTTTAAGCCTGCCTTCGGCTATAAATCCCATATTTGTAACCATCAAAACACTCTTGATGTTTGTGTCGTTAACGGCAGATATGATCTTATTGACCCCGCAGGTAACAAACGGGTAGTGAAAAATAGCGTAAAGAAAAGAGCGAGTTAGCCTTCCCTCAATAGCTATATGCGTCATTACCGATCTGCGGTTCCAATTCTCGTAGATGACTCCGGCAACAATTTTATCGTCTTTAACCAAGCCAATTGCAGCAGAACTTTCTGAAGAATAAACCGTCCCCAGTTTATCAGCCACCCAGTGACCAACCTCATTGCCGCTTTTTATACGCCCGCCCATCCGCTTTGATATACCACATCTGTTGAAGCCCATTCAATTTGAGTTTGCTGGCTTCCAGTTACCATCTGAATCCCGCCGCAATAACCAATCCCGGTGACGCCCAGCCAAGTGTTCGTAATGATATTTCCGGCGCCCCAGATCGCGTCATCCCAGTAGCCAATGTCCCATAGCCCGGTGGCAGATGGGATGAACGCTAGGGGCGCAGTCGTGTTGGCGGTATCAAAGTCAACGTTCATACCGACAAAGATTGCCGGCAGGCCATCCGTAAAGATGCTGGCTCTGGCGCGGGTGAAGTACTTCTTGACGCCCCTGGAGCCAAAATAGTTGAACGCTTGAAGGGTGTTTGTCGCGATATTGGTGTTGTCGTCAGCGTAGCTGTCATCCCACGCTTTGCCTACATAACCATCGCTACCAAAGTACGGATCGTTGTTTACGATAGCCCAGCAATTCGCTGACCAGCCCGTAAAATTGCACCAGGACTTTGTGATGGTGTTCATCACATATTGCTGCTGGCTTCCCACAGCTACGGGAACGTTAATCCACAGCGCGTTGTTCTTGGCGGTGTAAACGATTTCCCAACCAACCGGAGCAGATCCATAGGCCGTTGTAGCGGCTGTAATGGCTCCCTGAATCTTGTTGGATAGCGATACGCGAGGGTCTAGCCGCGAGCTTTGCAGGGATGCCGCCATAGGAACCAAACCGTCGTAGGTGAGGATCAACAGATCGCCGCCCCACTTCAGCATACACCGCTCACCGACAGGAGCACCGAGTTTCCAGACGCCGATCAGCGCCCAGGTAGCGTCACTGGCTGGATCGGTGCCGCGATAGATAATGACCTCGCCAGAATCGGTGACAAAAGCCAGATTGTCATCAACGCCGTAGCCAGCATCAATCGTCCACGCATCCAGATCAACAAGATAACCGCCATCTCTGGCAACCGATTGCAGACTGAATTGCTCTGCCGCACCGCCAACGGAGCTGGTCGGCAGATACCAAGCCTTCAACGTTTCCTTTTGGATAAACCAGATGCGGTTCTTGAACAGGACAATGTTGTGAAGGTTGCGGGTATCAACCCCGGTGATGGCAATGGGTGCAGAAACGCTGGTTATGGATGACCAAGATGTGCCGTCGTACAACAGGGCATAATCGGCACCATTGACCGCCATCAGGAAGTTGCCGCCTGACGTAGCGATATTGGTGTATTCCCACTTGCCGCTTAAAAACCCGGTCAGAATGGGTGCGCCAACAGGTCCAGTGACCGTGACATCGTACAAAGCCCCGCCGCTTGTTATGGCAAAGACCTCTGTCGTGTTACCGCCAGAATAGATCATAATGGTCTGGACTTGGCCCGCCATGCCAGTCGCCCATTTGGTATAGCCGCCCCTTAAGACAACGCTCGACACCGTTGGAAACATGTTCTCCAACACAACGGCATCTGTCGGCTCCATGTTCGCAAGTGAATCGCGAGCATTCCAGCCGCCTACGGGTGCCGGCAGCGATTGAACATCAGCCGCCGCACGCTGAACCAGAAGGTTTCGTCTAGCTGCCATAGCCACTATCAGGGATGTTATCCCAGCCAATCAAAACGCTACCGGGACGCGGGGCAAAGGACAGGTTGGCCGCAGACGTGTTCTGCGCCACCGATGTTTCAAACTCGGTGAGGTAATCGCGATAAAGCGCAGTGGTGTCAAAGCCCTTAGCTTGGAAGTATTTTAGCTTGGTGCTGAGAACCATCAGGCGGTCAGGGTAGATGCAGGTATCGGTATCTACCGTAAAGCTGTTCTTGACGGTGCCGTTAGACGACGTTGCCCAGCCCTTACTGCGATACTCGTAGCCCAAGAACTCTGCGTTGGAATACCCCGGCCAAATCTGGAAATACGACCCAAACAGCCGCCAGCGAATGCGCGGGCCAGTGCTGATAAACCCGCTTAGGAGCCATTCCCACTGTTGGGCGCTCTCAGGGCCGAGCATCTCCCAATGCTTTGATTTATCCCATTGGGTGCGAGGCACGATGGAATCGTAATCAGTAGGGAAATCGTATTTCACCTTTTGGAAATAGACAGTTCCACTGGTGACGTTGGACGTTGAGAAATTGGTGGTCGTAACCTGCGTTGAAGAGTCAACGCTCTCAATGAACGTCGCATTCGGGAATCCCGTCCCAACCACCATGTATGTCGTATCAAGGCCAGTGGTAGACGGGATTCCCGTAATCACACGGGAAGATGTGCTGTAAGTCCCCGTGGTCGTCGTGTAGTCCGTGAAGAACGAGTACGGCTTAGTTAGTTCGCGCCAATCAGCCTTACGCAGAAGTTCATACCCTGTGGCGTTCATAAGCGCCAAGATTTGAACTACGTCCTGATTGGGATTCCCAGCAACCGAAGTCGGTGTAGGAACGCCTAACTCATTGGTGACCTGCGTCACCAGTTGCAGCATCGTACTTGACATTCACGTCCTCTTTTCGCGGGCGTCCAAGCGGTTTACGCTGCCCCAGCAATTCAGCCATTTGAGCCTTGAGTTCGTCTAGCTCCTTGCGGGTCTGTTCCAAATCCTTAGCGGCCTGGCTAGTGTTTTTCCCGGTAAGGTATCCACGCGCTCTCTCGCGAAGTCCAGCCGCCCCCATGCCAACCCGCTGAAGCTGTGCATCAGACGCTGTAGCGATTTGCTCAACAGTCTGAAACTTCAGGATCTGCATCTCACGCATTTGAATTTCGTCAAAAGCGTCAGGCTGTTCGTCATTCCATTTTTCAAGCGGCGTGCCAATCAGAGGAGTGTCGATCTGATCCTTCATCTGATAGGCAAGCCACTGACGAGGGAATCGCTTTTTATGATGATCTCGCACAGGCTGGTCGATGACGTTCGTTTTGTCGCCAGGGACCATAATTCTTACAAACGGCTGACCCTTGTAGGGGTCGCGATCATATTCGTAAAAATCCACATGCAGATGGGCATCTGCATTTGAGACATCGCTATCAAGCATTTTTAATCCTTACGTTGAACTCAATGCGGCTGTGACCGCCCAAGTCGTTGCGGAAGTGGCAAAGCAAATCGCAGTCTTGGTGTTGCCCAGAGCAACCCCGGTAGCGCCAGCAACAGCCGCGTTCATCGTTTCCGTGCCATTGCTGTAAATCTGAAGGGTTTGGCCGCTAAGATTATAAATATACACCATAGCGCCGGCTTCGCACGGAGGCAGTTTTAGGCCCGTAGAAGCGGAAGAGGTAGTGATTGCATTGAAGACAGCCGAGAGCTGAAGAGCCGTCGCTTGGTTGGTGCCAACGGCAACAAGGCCCGTAGCGCCATCACCGCAGATGGAAATAGTAGCTAGGCCAGAGTTGCCAGAGGCCAGAACGCGAGAGGGGATAGCCATGTTGAATGTCCTTTTTAAGCCAAGTTTCGTTTAATATAAAACGTGGCATACGGGAAAGGGGTGCCCCCGTCACATTGCCCATGCAAAACCTTATAATCTGAAAATTGGTTTTCCCACCATTCCATCGGAAAAACCGACAAATGAAGCGAATGCCCAATCAACGCGCCCATATTATCTGGGAACATAGCGATCTTAAAGAAGCATTGATCCACGCAAGCCATGATGTTCCTAATGACATCAGGGACTTTGTTGGTTGGAATATGTTCCAAAACGTCGGTGCAATAGCCAAAATCTGCTTTTAAGCCAATTATGGGTTCGCAAAGATCAACAAGTTTAAACGGTAGGTCGTTGTCTGCATCGCGGCAATTCTCCGCAAAATCTACCTGCATTATCTGACAGCTTGTAGTTTCGTAGATCTTTTTGCTGCCGCGACCAGAGCCACAGCCAAAATCAATAACGCTGTTGGCAGACCCAATGCGGGATATGTCAATAAATTCGTCAGCAAAGTTTTCGCCAGGGGCTACGGTTCTGTAGCTGTCAATGCTCCACATCGCCTTGTACTTATCCACTTCAGAGATTTCCTCTGGTGGCTGTGACATAGCGCGTGCAATTGCCGGCAGAAGCCCGTGCCCGTGAATGTAGATCTCAGCGTCAGCATCAGCCAATTGGCGAGCAGCTTCTTGAAACTCTACCGCTTGGCGAGCCATCCAGGGCGCTGCAACATATTCGCGTTTGCCAACCCTGTATGTGTCGCGAGGGTCATTGTCGTTAACCGACTGCGCGTAGGCATGGCCTTCCCCAACGTGGGAATAGCTGGAATCAAAACCGAATAGGTGGATCTGGCGATAGCCCATTGCAAAGGCAATGCTCATGGCTTGAAGGCCAACCGTAGTCCCGCCGCCTATAAGGGCGCACTCACGATCACCAATGTAATCTGCAATTCCAGGGTAGGCAGGATGCCAAAGCGTAATTTCTTGTTTCTCTAGTGCCTTAAAGACACTGGGAGGGCACTGGGAAGCGATCAGGTTATGAACTGGTAGGTCAGGGTGCAAAAAGGAAAGATTGTCTTCCCTGGCGTCTAAAAGGACAAAATAGTCAGGCGTAACATCCGCACTCAAAAGGCTTGGAATAACCCCGTTAACGGCAAAGACGGTATGCTCAGCCGATTTGTGCGCTGAGATAAGCGGAAGGAGGCCCTTCATGGAAGGACCTCCCCCTACTATTACAGCCACCTTGTCGTGAGGCTCGGTCATCCCAAGCCACGGAAGATGACGCTCTACAGCAGCACTAATGTTGCTGAAAATGACATCATCCTCCGTGTTACACACGATTGGAATTTTCTCATCAAGGTTTGACGATAGAATCACTAGGTGGTTTGGCCTTGCATGTGCGGACGGTTAATCGACACGATAACGGTCGAAACGCCAGAGGCAACCGTAGCCAAATTAGCACTACGAGCGCCCAGGAGCTGCTTGCCAGAAGCCGCCGTAGGCATAATGCGCCCAGTGGTGGCTGATTGGTAAACAGCGACATTGGGGCTAACCGCAACGGCAGTCTTCTTAACAACGGCAAGACCGTCGATTTGATACCAGCCAAAGAGGCCAGCGGTAGTTGCCGCCATTGCCGCAGCTACCGGCTGCGCCAGGTTCGCCGTGTTGGGCGAAAGCGCGGTTTGGTAGGTTGTGGTGTTGTAGGT